TTCCAAAGCCGCGAGCCGAAGCTGACCGCGGTGCTGCGCACAATCAAGGGCGCGCGGCCCTATCTCCGGTCTTGGCAAGGCGGACATTTGACTGCCTGGGCTATGGATTGCACGGCGACCAAGGCTAGGAGCGTAGTGCGCAGTCTGACCCGCGCGCTTAACGAGATCTCAGCCCGTAGCAAGGGCGTTAAAATCGCGCAGGAGCCGCTTTTATTGAGCGGGCGTGAAGGTGGCGAGAATGACCCGAATTGGGTGCGTCCGGCTGTGCTGCGTGGCGATGCGGAGGAATGATTTATGGCGAGACCTAAAACACAATCGAAGCCGAAGCCGAAGAAGGCCAAGCTGGAGCCGGAGATTGCGCCTGTGCGTGTCGGCCGATGCACCGGCTTGGACGTGCCCGAAGCGAAGGCCGAGAAGATCGCCGCGGCGCACATGGCTGGCATGTCGATCCGAGAGATCTGTCGCGCATTCAACACAAGCTACAACACAACGATAGCGTTAATACGCAACCGGCCGGAGCTGTTAGAGCGCGCGCGAGAAATCACTAGCAAGAATTGGCGAACACTGGCGGCTGTTGGCACCGCGGAACTCTTTGAGAGGGTTCCTGACATGCGTGCTCACGAATTGACGATCATGTCCGCAGTAGCAACGGAGAAAGCAGAGCTGCTGTCCGGTGGCGCAACCCAGCGAGTTGAGCATGTGATGGCGCCTGCGGCTGATGCCTGGGCCAGCTTTGTGAGCGGGCTGAAGAGCGACCAGGTCATCGATGTGCCATTTGAACCGGTCGGCCCTCGGGAACCGGACGCGCAAAAGGCCGCGGAACTGCCCGATCGGGCTGATAATGGCGATATCAGTAATGCGTAAGTGCTTGACCTGCAACAGCAACGAGGCATAACTCAATACAACATAGATCATGACCACTGACTCATATCTGCACATCAACACGCACATTCCTCTGTCCGACCGGGGAGGGGGCGGTCAGTCGTTCTGATTTTTCGCAATACCCCCGACCGCTTCAGTCTCCCGAAATTTTTCACAAAAACACCTTATGATCAAGCACATCCTGTCCGCCGCAAAGTCAACCATCAGTCAACCCGAGCCGGTTCCCTCGCCCGCGCCAGAAGCAGCGCCCGAGGCCAGCCTAAGGGCTGCCCCGATGACCGACCAGCAGCTCGCCGAGACTGTCGCCAAGCAGGTCGGCTACCAGCCCGGCGACCAAGTGACCGGCGCAGTTCTCCCCAAGAAGATCCCCAACGGACGCCTGCTCTACGTCTCGGTGCCCGACTGGAGCGAGCCAGTGATCTGCTCAGTGCAAAACGCCGCGGACTGGTCGGCCGGCGAGCGGATCAAGTGTGTGTACGTTAAGGCTGACACTGAGGGTCGCCTCGTCTTCGAAAACCGCGACGGCATCCGCCGCAACCGGTGGCGCCGATGAGCGTGGCCGCCACCAACTATGTCTGGACCCAGTCGCCCGCGGAAGGCGCCGACCGGCTCGTCCTGCTGGCCTTGGCCGATTTTGCCGATGAGGCGGGCAACTGCTTCGGCTCATGGGGCAAGCTCGAGGAGAAGACCCGCCTCGCCCGCCGGACGGTTGCCGACTGCCTGCGCCGCCTACAGGAGTCCGGTCAGCTGGTGCTGGTAACCAAGGGCAGCCGGAAGGTCGCTGGCAGCGGGCTGCAGGCCAGTATCTGGACCATTCCCGGTGTGGCCGAGATGGGTGCAGGAAATGCACCTAAGTCCGAGAGATGGGTGCAGGAAATGCACCCAAGTGGTGCAAATGCTGCACCTAAGTGGTGCAATCCCTGCACCCCAACAATAGATAACAATAAGAAACGAAATATAAGCGCTGACGCGCCAGCTCCGGCGATTTCATCGCCTTCGCATCCTTCTTTCTCGGAAGTAGCGGCACCCAAACCAAAACGCGCCGCCGCTCCCAAATTTGACCCAGCATCATTGCCTCTGCCCCACGGCCCAGGGTTCGCTGCGGTCTGGGTTGATCTGATTGAGCACAAGCGCCAAAAGCGATCGCCCCTTACCGAGATTGGCGCCCGCCGGCTTCTCAAGCAATTAGCCGAGTTTAACGAGCGCGATGCGGTCGAAAAGATGGAACGCGCCATCGTCAACAACTACTCCGGCGTCGTCTTCCCCGACGAGCTGCAGAAGCTGCGCCAACAGCGCCAGCCGATCCCCTTACCACCCCAAGGCCAACCCAAGCAAACCGCCCTCGAGCGCTCCCTCGCTGAGATGCGCGAGCAGTTCGCAAAGGAGAACGCAGCGTGACGCAGCCAATTTTATTCGCGATGGAAGAAGGCATCCACGCTCCGGTGACTGGCAGTGCGGTCAGCCTGTCTTCCAACCGCAAGGGCGAGATCGCTGAGACCCTTTTTATCGCCGGCGCCATGGTGAACGACTGGGAAATCTTTGTGCCGTTTGGCCACGCGCAGACGACTGATGTTTGCATCGTTAAGCCGAGCAAAACTCCGGTCAAAGTGCAGGTCAAAATGGCCTCATTGGTTGAGGCTGGTGGCTACCAAATACACACCAAAAAGTCTTCAACTGGCGACAAGAAGCACATGGCCTACGAGCCTGGAGACTTTGATGTTCTTGCTGCGTATCTGCAGGACCGCAATCAATTCGTCTTTTGGGCGGCTGAGGACATCATCCACAGACAAAGCGTCCGCTACTGCCCTACCCGACACCGTCAACCCGGCAACTGGGTACTCCTAGACCAAGTCGCAACTGCAATCTGAGAAACCAGTTGTTTTTTTTTTTTTTCAGCGAAGAACCTCCACGCAGTTATCAACAACCACTAAAACACTTTATACGCCCCTAAGACAGCCAATGTCCTACCCCTGCTTGTACATTTGACCAGTAACTTTATGAAACCCGCAAAGAAAACCACCAAGACGGCGAGCGCCCCCAAGGCGCCGAAAGCAACCAACCTCCAAGTCAACGTGGAATACCTCGAGCAGATCGCCGACGAGGCTATCAGCACAATCATGGTTTTGCGCGCACTGGTCGCGCAGCTCGCCATGAAACAGGAGGAAAACGATGCACGCTAAGAACGGCCGCCCCATCAAGCTGGAGGAAGGCGTCCCGGGTTACCCGCAGATGCACCACCTCCAGATTCACCGCGCGTGCGACCGCTTCCTTGAGAGCCGCGGGCTGGCCACGGTCAGCGCCGCCCGCCGCAACACCTGGCTCTTCGGCAAGTCGGCAAGGAGGGCAAAATGATGGTACCCGATTTGGTTGTCGGCGAGATCGGTTTCGGCAACAACTTCGGCGCCTCCGCGGAGCTGGAGTTTATGCGCAACGAAGACCGCCGGCAGACCGCCGAAATCAAAGACCTACAGGCCGAAAACCGTGAGCTGATTAAGCGCAACAACCGGCTCAAGCGTGTCCTAGAGCGCTGCGCGGCGCTAACCGATGCCATCGCCAGCGAAAAGCACGAAGCCCTGCTTGAGGCTGCCCAGCCGCTATGAGCCTGCGCTACGAACAATATTGGTCCCTCCGGCGCACCCGCCAGCTCCTTGCCGACCTTCTGCACCCCAGCACTCGGCCAAGGACGGTCAAAGAGCTGCGCGGCCGCGCGTCCGCCTGCCTGCGCCACTTCCCGCTCCTCGAAGAATCTGGCAAGCCGATCTTCTCGCAAGACGAGTTTGCTTCACCGGAGGGCTACGAACTATGAGCGCCGGCAAAGGCGACACCCCGCGGCCGGTCAACGGCGACCGCTACCGGCGCAACTACGAAACCATCTTTGCGCCGCCCTACCCCGACTGGATCTGCCGCCCATGCGGCCAAGCCCACGGCCGCGGCATGCCCAAGGGCCACGTCTCGACTTGGCACCAAGACACCTGCGGCGTCTGCGGCGAGGTCGCCTCGGTCACCGAACCCCGAGATTTTCGCCACCTAAAAAAATGGCCGATCCGCCCAAAAAACCCTTGATTCCTATGCCTACATTTGCCAACATATGCCTACAGAACACGCCACGACAGAAAGTAGTCACCAGTCATGGCTAACCACGAATACCAGCCGCCACCACCGCCCGAACACCACATCACGCCATGGCTCGAAGAATCATTTCGCTTAGTCGATGCCGCCTGCGACCGCTGGGAGCGGCGCCGCGCGCAGCTCGCCCGGAGGAAGAAAGAAAATGAGCGAACTCACGCTCTTCAGCCTGCTGATGTGCGCGCTGATCTTCATTGTCATAGTGATGAGCGATGACGACGACGAAGGGAGATTCTCATGAAGCGCACTGTGCCCCAATCGCCAGCAGTTGAGCAAGCCGTCCTCGGCAGTCTGCTCGCCGACCCGCGCCTCGTTGACGAAGTCGCCGGTCTTCACGCCGATCTTTTCTTCACACCAGCGCACCGGCTGGTCTTTGAGACCATCACCGAAATTCGCAGCGAGGGCGGAACGCCGAACCTCATCGCAACAACGCAGCGCATCGATGCGAAGCACAAGCTGAACTTCGTTGGCGGCGCCGGCGCCATCACCGAGTTTCTTTCGCAGTCTGCCGGCGGTCCCGCGGGCGTTGAATATCACGCGCAAACATTGCGCGACCTCCATGCTCGCCGCCGCATCATTGACTCTGCGGTTGCGATGCAGGCCGCGGCGCAGGACATGGCCACCGATGCCGACAGCGTCCTACAACAATCTGGCGAAGCGGTCTTGAGCCTTTCGCTGACCACCGCCACCGACTCCATGCGCGCACCGAGCGCCATTGTCCCGGGCCTGCTTGACGAACTGGAAGCCCTCATGTCTGGCGGCCGGAAACTCGGCTTGCAGACCGGAATCCGCGACTTCGACCAAGTCACCGGCGGTCTCCGCGGAGGACAGCTCACGATTGTCGCCGGCCGTCCCGCCATGGGCAAAAGCGCGTTGATGTTGAATATGGCGGACAACATGGCCCGCCGCGGTGTGCCGGTCGTTTACTTCAGCCTTGAGATGCCCGCCAACGAGTTGGCCGCTCGCGTTGTCTTGAGCCGCGCCGAGACTAATACCGAGATCATTCGCAACGGATTCCTCACCGCTTCCATGAAGCACCGGATCATGGATGCCGCCACGCAGTTTGCCAGCGAACCGCTCTACGTTGATGACCGCGGCGGTCTGACGCTCCTCGACATCCGCGGCCGCGCCCGCCTAGCCGTCCGCCGCTGGGGCGTGAAGTGCATCTTCGTCGATTACCTGCAGCTCGTCAGTCACTCCGGCGCCCAAAGCCGCGAAAACGAAGTCGGCTTCGTCAGCCGCGGGTTGAAAGCCATGAGCATGGAGTTGGGCATTCCAGTCGTCGCCGCCGCCCAGGTCAACCGCCAAGCCGAGAACCGCAGCGACAACCGCCCGAAACTTAGCGACCTCCGAGAGTCTGGCAGCATTGAGCAGGACGCCGACATCGTGTGTTTGGTTCACCGCCCTTGCTACTACGCTGTGCAAGACCAAGAACCCGACCCACAAGATGCCGAATTGATCGTTGCCAAGCACCGCGCCGGCCGCACCGGCACACTCAACCTCACATGGCGCCCCTCGCTCACCCGCTTCGAGGGCACCGCACCCGCGGGACGCACCAGCGACAGCGACGGCTCGGTCTACGCCCCGGCGAAACAACTTTGGGAGGCCATCAATGAATAGCCGAGCCAAAGGCGCCCGCGGAGAGCGCATGTGGAGAGACGAGTTGCGCGAAGCCTTCGGAGACTCCGGTATCCGCCGCGGGCAGCAGTTCTCCGGCCTCGGCGACTCGCCCGATGTCGTCTGCCCGTGCCTCCCCGACTTCCACTGGGAGGTCAAATTCTGCCAGGTCGTCAAGATCCGCGACTGGATGGCCCAAGCCATCCGCGATGCCAAGGCCAAGCTCTTCCCGGTCGTCGCCCACAAGCGCAACGGCGAGGAGTGGTTCATCACGCTGCGCGCTTCCGACTTCCTCACGATCCTTCGCCGCTCCGATTTTCTAGTCCCAACACAAACACAACAACCAACCACATAACAACCATGCCAAATAAAACCCTAACCACACCCGCGGGCATCGCTCGCTATCCCAGCCTCAACCGCGCCGACACCAAGTTCGACGAAATTGGGGTCTACAAAGTCAATCTTGAGCTGTCCGCAGAAGACGCCAAGCCGTTCATCGATGATGTCGAAGCAATCCTCGCTGAGTTTGTCGCCGACAAAAAGCGCGAGCTGAAGAAGGACAAGCTCAAGATGCACGCCGCGCCTTGGGAAGAAAATGACGGCCTCGTCCAACTCAAGCTCAAGGTCAAGGCCATCGGTAAGACCAAGGCCGGCGAAGAGTACAGTCGCCAGCCGAAGCTCTTCGGCGCTGACGGCCAGCCGCTCGAAGCAAATGTCGGCGGCGGCTCCAAGATCAAAGTCGCGGTCGTGCCCTACGCTTGGTACACGGCCAGCCTCGGCGCTGGCATCACGCTGCAGCCTAAAGCGGTGCAAGTGCTTGAACTAGTCACCTGGGGCGATGGCGGCAGCGCTGCCAGCTACGGCTTCGACGTTTCGGAAGCCAAGCCCGCCGCGGCCAAGACCGGCACCGACGACGAAGAGATTAGCTGGTAACTCTCATGCCAGCGAAAAACACCACACGCAAACCCAGCACCAAGGGCAAGGCGGCACGCGCCGCCAAGCCCGCGGCGCCGGATCGCTTCACCGAGGACGGACGCAAAATCGTACGCCTTGAGAAGACCCGCGCACACCAGAAGTATCCGTTGAAAGACGGCACCGACGTTCCCGGCGCCAGCACCATCGCCAAGATCGGCGAGGACAGCAGCGGCCTCATTCATTGGGCGTGGAAGCTCGGCATGGACGGTCAGGATTACCGCAAGGTGCGCGACAAGGCCGCCGATATCGGCACCGTGGCGCATTTTATGATCGAGTGCTTCCTGCACAACCATGAGCCAGACCTCAGCGAGTATTCGCCGGCAGATGTAGAAAACGCCAGAATTGCTTTCCAGAACTTCCGCCGCTGGTGGGACGAGGAAGGGCTAACTGTCATTGAGCCGGAGGTGCAGCTTGTTTCGGAAGATTACCTCTTCGGCGGAACCATCGACGCACCTAGCCGCGACCGTGACGGCAAGATTGTGCTGCTCGATTGGAAAACCAGTAACTCTATCGTTGGAGCGCATAAGGTGCAGCTCGCCGCTTATGAGCAGTTGTGGAACGAGAATCGGCCCGACATGAAAATCCAGCGCCGCGCCATTGTCCGCATCGGAAAAGAGCGCGCTGGAGACTTTGAGGTGTCTGACATCTTTTCAATCCAGCACTACTGGGCCGTCTTTCAGGCCAAGCTCAACCTCCACTACGCGCAGTTGCAGCTCAAGAAAGCCGCCTAAATGCAAACCGCCAAGCAAACACTCGATGCCGCGTCATCTGCCGTCTGCGGATCGCGCAACGAGGACTACGGCTCGCCCGCGGATGACTTCGCAACGCAGGCCGAGATGTTCTCCAGCTACCTGTCGCGCACTAACGGCGCGCAGGTCTTGGTCACAGCATCCGACATCGCCGCGCTGATGATCCTGGTGAAGATCGCCCGCCAAGCGCACGCCGCCAAGCATGACAACTGGATCGATGTCGCCGGCTACGCCGCCTGCGGCGCCGAGTGCGATGCCAGATACAATCTGACCGATGTTTTCTTCCAAGCGCGCCCAGCCGACCTCGCCTAAATGCCCCCACGCAGAACCATCGCAATCGTCCGTAAAAAGTTGGGCCGCGAAAAAGCGGACGGCATGACGCTGGGCGACGGCAAGGTCTACATCGACCCGCGTCAATCCGGCGCGGACGAGCTAGACACGGTTCTGCATGAGCTGCTCCACCATGTCTGCCCCGACATGAGCGAGGAAGCAGTCGCCGAGAAGTCTGCCACGATGGCGAGGTCGATGTGGAAAGACAAATGGAGGCGCGTCCACGAGTGACCGCCGCCGGCTACATCCTCATCGGCCTCGCCTTGGGCGTAGTGCTCGGCGCCTTGGCAGCCTATGGCGGCATGTTCGCTTGGGCCATCCGCTACGGAAACAACGAAGAAGAATAATTATGAAAAAACCCGCAGGACTATACGCCAACATTCACGCCAAAAAGGCCCGCATCGCCGCCGGAAGCGGTGAGCGCATGCGCAAGCCCGGTTCTGCCGGCGCGCCCACCGCCAAAGCCTTCCGCGCATCAGCCAAGACCGCCAAAGCGCGCCGATGACCTCCGGCGCCCTCATCGCCTTGGTCGGCTTCATCTACTTCGCCGTCGCCATCGACCTCGGCTTCATCCAGCACCGCTACTGGCATAGTCTGATTTGGTTGG